CGTTCCTCGAGTCTTTCGAGGCGGCGTTCGGCCCGCCAGCGTGCGCTGTCGGACTCCTCGTCATTGGCCGCCGGGTCGGTCACCTGACCGAGGTGCTCGGGCTCGGGCTCGGGCTCGGGCTCAGCCAGCACGGCGGAAAGCCGCTTTATTCCTTTCGCATATGCCGCATCGGCGTCGTCGGCCCGGCCCGACAGGGACATGAGGGCCATGAATTGAAACTGGAACAGCGCGCCCTCGAGCATCTCGCGTGTTTTGTCGTTCATTAATTTCTCCCTAATTAGCTGTGAGTGTAACCGTCTGTCTCAATGCCAAGCCACATGCCGCACCAGTGCACCATGTAACAGTCAAACGCGGGACGAACGGTTCGCCGGAATTGTAGGTATGTCGGCGCGGCGGGGCCGCTGTCCGTGGGCCGGTCGTATATGGCTTTGAACGCTTCGATTTGTGCGCGGGTTGGTCGCATGGTGTTTTCTCCTGTTATCACGGCGGGAGTGCCGCGCCTATGTTATCGCATACGGCGGGACATGATACAAGGCGCAAAGCGGCGGGCTCGAGGATCTCGCAGGGCGGGCGCTGGCCGGGGGCCGGGATCCGGGCCGGGCGGGCCGGGAAACGCGGCTCACGGCTCACGGTACGCGGCGCACGGTACGTTTGAGCGGTGGGCGGGCGGCGGGCCGGGGTTTGATTAACTGTAGTGACGCGCAAACGAAAACCGCCCGGCACGGGGCCGGGCGGCGGGGGACGCATTGCGGGGAAAAGTTACGCAGCGACGGCGTTAGCTTTCCGCTTGTGCACGCCATGAGCGGGAAATCCCACTATAACGCGGCGCGATTGTTGGGCGCATAGCTGGCAATCGGCGCAATTAGTGTCGCGATAAGTTGCCGGACATTGTGCAACCGGGCGGCCCGCGGGGGTGGTGGTTTTGCGAGCGTTAAAAGCGGCGGGCAATACAACCGCGACCGGGCCAATGTCCAGCGCCGCGAGTTCGTCCGCGTGCTCGAGGTTGTTCGCCGATAGGTTAACGGTAAACCCGGCGGCGTTAGCTTTACGAATTGCGGCGGCGTTACGCTTCCGGGCCGGGCTGTAATGGGTGAACGTAAAACCGCGCTTCCCATCGTTTGCCGCGACGATAGCGGCAAGCCCGGCGGAGTCGATGCGCTCGCCATCGCCCGGCAAGTCGCCCGCTTGGTTATGCCTCCAGAATTGCCCGGCGGGAAGCGCCGCAATGTCCGCACAAAATTTCTCGAGCGTGCCCCCGCGCTCGCCCCGGGTCACTTCATCCCAACGACCTTTGAGCGGGTAGCCGTCGGCGTAACATCCCGAGCCCTTAAACGGGCACGCCGCCGGGCATGTTTCGGCGCTGGTAGTACTAACCGGAATCGGGCCGGTTTTCGAGTTGCGCGATTTACGGGTTAGAGAATAAAAAATCATCGAATTTCCACCTCCCGAATAAAAACCGTGTCCCGGTCACCCGGGTGATCGTAACAAAGCCGGGCATATGTCTGCGCTTCCTCCAGCGTCTCGTATTTTTTAGGTCTCGGATTTCCGAGTCGGACAATTTCCCACGCGGTGGGGCCCGTCGGGTTTTCTAATCTTTCGAATTGAACACCTTTGAACATTGGTTTGACTCCTTGTGTTGTGGGAGTTGTCTTATACCGCCGCGCCTATCATGGCGCAATAAAAAAAAACGCCCGGCGCTGGGCCGGGCGGTTCTATTGGTTATGGGGCGGCGCGTTAGGCGGCCAGAAGCTCGAGCGCCTTAGTGTGCGCCTTAGCTTTAAGCTTGCCGCCCGTGCCGTCGCCGAAAAGATTTGACGCAATGCCATGATCTGCGCCCCGGTTTTTAGTCGGGCGTTGATCGGCCAGCCAAGTGACGGTATTCAGCGCACCCCATAAGGTGCCGCGTGCCGACTCCATATCATGGCCCGGGTTGATATCGGAGACGGGGGCGTTCGCAACGTCGGCGGGAAGATCAACCGCAACGCCCCGGGCGATCTGATCGAGCCGGTCGGAAACATACAGCGCAACGTCCGCAGCGTTATCTTTCCCCACCGGGACAAAATCTTGCCCGCGATGGAACGCCATCGCCCGGCGGACCGCCACGCTGTGCAGGACGCGACCGGAGTCGTCGGTCTTTTCCTTACCGCCGAACACGCCCCGGAAATAATCGAGCGACTCGGCGTCGGTCATAGCGCGGGACGCCATGCGGCGGGCGCTATCGGCGAACAATCCGAACTTGTCCGAGTTCAAGCCCAGCGCGGTTTCAACCGCGTCCGGATCAAACGACACCCGGTGATCGTGGCGCTCACAATCGGTCCCTTCGGCCAGCGCGGCGGTCAGGGTGTTATTGCAAACCACGCGGGTGTTAACGGCGGTGAACAAGTTGGCCTCGCGCCCGGTGTGGGACAGACTGAACAAGGGCCGCGACGTGATGCGGTCCTCGCCCGGAAGCACGGCGTCGGCGTCCGCCTCGAGCTGCACCCATATCTTAGAGCCGCCGAACAACGCTCCGGCGGTCACAATCTCATAACCGTGACGGCGGCGGATGTTGTCGGCAAGCTCGAGCGCCTCGGAATTCTGAACGGGACGCCACTGCCCGGCGATGTACGGCCCGACCACCGCCCCGGTATCGGTCCGGGCGATGTGGAAAGAGTCATCAATCGCCGTGCCGTCCGCTTTGTGGTTTGGCGAAACCTCGATTTCGTAATTTAGGCCAGCAGCCTCCGCCCAGACGGCAATGTCCGCGCCGGGAGCGACAATTTGCGGGCGGGTTTCGTTAGCGTGCCACGGCGGTTGATCGCCGATTAGGTAAGCCATTGCAACGCGACCGTCTGCGGTAATATCAAGTTCATGTGCCATTGGTTTGTCTCCTTATTGACATGCGGCGGAAGTGCCGCACCCATGTTCTCGCACATAACCGCATGCCGCACAACCCCTCTTCTCAATAAAAGAAGCGCCGCTCGAGGCGGCGCTAGTTCTCACACAAGGTAACGGGTTGTTATCGGCGTCTGCGACGGCGGACCGGGCGGTTATTAGCCCGGCGCGCTAGATCATCATAATCTGAGCCATAGAGCAGGCGGCCTATTAACGTAAATAGAAACATACGTTCTTCCTTTCTTAGAACAGGTTGAAGGTAAGGTCATACAGGTACAGGTACGACACAAAAGCGAAGGCGGCGAACAGTATTGTGACGATACGGTCCAGCCGCTTAACAACGTGAAGGGGAAGGGGTTTTTTCATGCCGCAGCCCGTTCGATGCGAACGTCCCCCTCGTCGCGGTTCCAGCTATAGGTGACGGGGTCTTCGGTCTCCTCGACCTCATATCCTGCGCGCATTTGTTCAATCCAGTAACCGTTGCCGTGACACTTAGGGCAAATCATGCTGCACTCTTTCGTTCAACGGCGGTCGTCTCGGCAAAGTCGCAATTAGCGCAGGAAACATTGTCATACGACGCCAAGACCTCATGGTTTTCGTCAACATAAGCGTCGAACCAGAGGTCACCGCTGCCGCATTCAGAGCAGATGTATTTTGTGTCGGTCATTGTTTGTCCTCCAGCCAGCCAGCCAGTTTCTCTATCGCGCCTTGTAGCCAATCTGTGAACCAATCCATTACGCGGCCTCCGGTTGAGGAATGTTGACTTTTATCTGCCAATCAAAGGTCGGTATATCCTCATAACCTAAGTCAACTAAAGCTTCGTATACCAATTCAGATATGAATTCCGATTCACGTTTATCGAAATCGTCTAGAATTATTTCTCTCTTCATGTTCGACTCCTTGTTAGATAGGAACTATCCCATATCATCTCTTAACAGGGCAGGTCAACCGGAAAAACGATTCCCAATCATACGGCTCTGTCCTCCTCCTTTTCGGCTTGATAAATCTCCCACTGCGGGGCGAGATCAAAATCAAGCCCTGTCTGCTTCTCAATTTCGTAAACCTCACGCCGCGCGTCTTCTAACGTAGGGGCGTAGATTTCAAGGTATTGGAGGGTATCGAAGACCCAGAGCTTTTCTTTTGCGGTATCGCTCATCGGGCCATCCACTCTTCAAATGTGGGGAGGGGCGCTCCATTGCGGGTGATGTCGCCGCCTTTTCCATCGTCGGCGCAGTGCAGGAAGATTTCGAACTCGTCTTCGAGCGTACCGCGTTGCCTAGTCTGCCAGTTGGCGTGGGGGGTAAGACCGGTTTTGGGCCGGGTTACAAAAAACGGTTTTGTCATGTCCTGACTCCTTTGTTAGTGGGACTATGCGTTTTTATCGGACCCCGGCCCAAAGATCAACCGAAAAATGTTGGCCCAGTTTACAGGCTCCTCCTCGAGCGCTGCCGGGTTGACCTTGTCCAGACCTTCCATGCGTAAATCCACGGCCTGCCGGGCAGGATACAGATAGACTTGGGCGGGGTCGGTCATCACCCGCTGCCGCTTCACCAGTATCCAACAGGACGCATGCTGATGCTTGGTCAGGAAGGACACCTGATGGGGGCGGAGCTCGACCGCATGGTTTGTAGTTGCTTTGAGTTCTATAAGATGAAGACCGCCTTCGGCGTCACAGATCATCAGATCGGGAACTCCCGGCATCGCCCACGTTTCTATCCTCGTCGGGATCAACTTGGTCGAGTACCTCTTCATCGCCTCCTTCACCTGACGATAGAATCCGCTTTCTCGCTTTAGAGCGGTTTGAGGCATTTGGTTCGGACTCCGGGGTAACATCGATGGTGATCGGGGCATAGCTCTGTTTAATCTCCTCCAAGGCCCGCATGACTTCGTCCTTCGACATCGAGTCAATGCTGCCGTGTCTGATCTCGGACTTACTAACGTAGATATCTCCCTGCGCCTGCCCGCGCCGATACTCGGCTTGTACCGCAGCGCTGTAAGCGCCGTTCTGCAACGCCATGTCCCGGATGGTCTGAAGGTCACGGAGGTGGCGGCGATAGCTCACGCCGTATTTTTCATCGAGCTCGGCCCGGTATTCACGGATTGCCTTGCAGACATGCGGGGAGATGTGGGGGTTGGTGAGCTCATAAGCTCGGGTATGGGAAGCGCCCGCGCTGTACCCCGCATTGATGGCCGCCTCACGCATTGTGATCTGGCCGTCCTTGGAAACAAGCTCTTTCACGAACAGTTCCTGCTTCCGGGTCAGGGGGCGATCAATAAGATCTCGGCTCTTGGCCTTGTGGGGTCTGTTTTTCATGGGCATCCTGTGGGCAGTTAATTGGCGTACATCCTATACCAAGCCCCGTCCCGGTGTATATACTCTGGAAATTTAAAAGTATTTTTTTTCGGCTCAGATGCCATTAAGCCCGATTTGGGTTCTACATATGGTTACATTATTGTATTCAAGGTGTAACCGTTAATATGTAACCTAAGAATCTATATATTCTATACAGTTACCTATACTGGTTACACGGTTACACTGGTTACGGGTAGTTTATGAAAAAATAAAAAAAATAATCTCAGAGCCCTATATAACCGTTACCGTTTTTTGTAACCCGGCTCGAGGAGCCCTGTTTTGGGCTTAACCCTTTGACCCTGTTTACTTTTCCTGTTTTTGGAACTACTCGGAAGAACCGTGGGCCGTGATTAAAGGTTACTTACGGATGCAATTAAAGGTGACGGCCAGCGGCTCTTGGTCCTGCGGCCTTTTGATTTCCGTCAGAGCGTAATAGCTCTGAAGTCCCGCTTTTCTGTTCTGGAGAACAATCAGTGCGACCCGACCTTCACTTAGGTCAACCGGTTCACTCTCGTGTTGTCCGTACCAGTGTCCACCGGGAAAGGTTTCTCCGTTCGTCTCGAAGGTATCGAGAATTAGGGGCGGCACGGAATATTCAAACTCCCAATCGTCGTCATCGTCTTTGCGAAAATAGACGTTCCAGAGCATGCACTTCTCAGTTGGGTTTTTAACCATAGGTGACTCCTTGTGTAAGAGGCCCACGGCTCATCTGAATAGTCTTTTGGGTGGAACTACTCGGAAGAACCGCGGGCCGTGGTTAGTGGTTACTGGTTAGCTTCGTTCTCGTTATTTTTCACCCACCCAGCGACATCTTCTTCGATGTCGCTGGAGGTATCTTTCATCCATTTTTCGTGGTCTGGGTGGTCCGGACCCAAATCGCCTTTTTTCATCGGCTGTATGCTGCGCCCTTTACAGAAGAACAACCCTATCGGGGTTGGTTTGCTTTCCGGGGTGGCTTCGTAGTTGAAGCCACCAAGCTCGCCGCAGTTGAGCGTGTCGCTCGGCCCGTACATCACCCTGACGGCGATGCCGCCCTTATTCCCAAGGGTGTTGGCACCGTGTTCTCTTACTGCGGCTTTGATGGCAGTTACGGGGTCAAGGGCCTTGGCCCACCCGCCGTAGTGTCCGCCCGAGAGGGCGAGAAAGGTGTATCCGTTTTTAAGTGTGTGATTGTCCATAGGTGACTCCTTGTGTGAAACGCGAAAAGCGTCATGAGGCCCACGGCTCATCTGAGTAGTTCCGATTTACGATGTCCAACAGCGCGGCGCTTTTGTCGCCTCTTCTTATTATGTCCTATTATATCGCATATCATCGATTCGGTATACATCTAATTATCCCTTATTTTTCAATGACTTATGGGACTTATCCACAGGCCCCCTAAATTAGAATGATTCCATGTGTTGGGGTCAGGGGGTTTTATGTTGCACTGCACCATAAAAGAGCTTATATCATTATAGAAGGAGATTACTAACATGCTTTTTTTCGCTGGCATCACGCTCGATGCTTTTATTTCGGACCACGGTTACCGGCGTTGGATTGCTGGTTTGTGGTCTTCCATTAAAAAAGGGGTAGTTGCCTATGGAACCGCTCGTGCTGAAAACTCTATTCGGCACCATCACGTTTTCTAAGGATGGTGTTTCGTTTGATGGCCTGACGTTTAGTTGGGACATCAAAGCAAAGTAAAAGGGGGCCGCGCGGCCCCCTTTCGTTTACCCGTTAGTTTCTTCTTCCATTTTGCGAACCACGCTGGACAGCTTGTAATGGGCATAAACCAGCTTCTGGTATTCTGACATGAGCATGTCGCCGTCGCATTCCATCATCTGAAGGACCGGGCTTTTTAAAAGCTTGTTTAGCCGCCGCAGGAACTCAGAGACGCTGACCTCTTCTTCGTGTTCCCACATCACCGTGCCGAAGATCTTTCCTCGACAACGTTTGCAACCGGGGATCTGTTCTTTAGTCTTGGTCATTTTTTGACTCCTGTGTTGTAGACGCAGACACGTTAGGTCTTACTATGGGATAATGTCAAATAAAAAAGGGGGACCCGAAGGCCCCCCTCGTTTTATGAACGTACATCCTCCAAATACTCGTAGAAGATATCCGCGAGGTACTTAACGGCGTCTTGATTGTTAAGATCAAAAACCGGCGCGGATAAATCCCCAGCGTAGGTCGCATGAGCTCTCCACTCGTTGCGCTCATGCTCGTCGAGCTCTGCAATCTTGCGGCGCTTGCCGTTGCGGATTTGAACTAGTTCAAACTTGTCAGGCATATCGCATGACTCCTCGTGATGACTAAAGAGACGGTTCTCCCGCTTTTATTATTATGATACTAGTATAGCACATGTATAAGATAATGTCAATGCGACATATTGTCGCACCCCTTATACAAATATTAGCCCCAATCGGGTCGCTCTTTTTCAACGTCGTCTACGAGGACCGTGTTGCACGAACCACAGACCACTTGATTCGCACCGTCGTAAACTCGCCCACGCGTGTGCTGCCCGCAGAAGTCACAAGGCACGAGGGCCGTGTACCAAGGTTTGTAATCTACGGGTGTGTTCATGTGTCCTTCTCCAGCGGTGACTTTCCAAACATTCGAAAGACCTTCATTGGAAAGTGCGCGACAGGTTCTATATCCGCGTCGTCCTGACGGTCTGTCCTGCCGCCAATTTTCAAGTCGAAGGGCGATGCAAAATCGCACCAGTACAGTCCATCGAGAAATTTTACAAATAAAATGGACCGAGTTCCTGTCGCTTCTGACAGTTGGCGTGCGGACATGACTTTTCCCAACGAAATCATCAGCGTGGGGTATTTGTCGTGTCGGTTGTTTCGTGTTTTTACCTCTGCAAACCCAAAAACCCTACCCTTGCGTAACATGGCGAAATCAAGGCGATAGCTTACGGGCATCTTTACGAGGTCCATGCCCTTCTCTTTCAGTGCCGTGGCGACCAAATTCTCGTTGGTCAGATCGCGCTGGTTCTCGTAGTACGGTCTCATAGTGCTGACGGTGCAATCTTATCCCAGATTTCGTAACGGCAGGACGGAGCGTGTGGCTCGTCCCAGATGCACACGGCCAGCGCTCGGTCGGGTGCGCCTCCTTTGTTGAGGTAATCCTCTCGCCACGTCAGGTTCGTGAACCGTGAAGGCCGGTGTCTGTTCCATTGCTGGTAGCCCTTACCGCATGCCCAGAGGCGCTCGTTCGTGACGAGCACCATCCGTTGCACGCCGATATCGAAGGCGTGATCGATGAAGGGGCGGATCTTATTAAACGGCGGGTTTGTTATGAGGGCAGGAGCTTCTGCTCTTCCCCACGAAAAGAAATCGTGGCCGGTGGCGATATCGTGAGAGATACAGTCGTGTCCTGCCGCAGTGATGGATTGGGCAAACCGTCCGTCCCCGGCACACGGCTCCCAGATTGTTTGCGGTTCCCAGTCTAACTTGTCGAGGATGACCTCGATGATGCTATGCGGCGTGGGATAGAAGTCTCGTGGTGCGCGGCCCGTGTCACGCGGCATCTTCATCCCCGGGCAAGACCACTCGGATGGGCCCGGCGTAGTTCGGTTTGGCGGGCTTGGGGCTGTTTTTCAGCATGACGATGAGATCGAAGGTCGAGGTGCCGGGCACGCGACGGTGGAAGAGCCAGACGGCATCCTGATCGGCAAGCTTCACATACTTGCGGAACATGTCTTTCTTTTCCGTGTAATCCAAGCGGGGTTTGCCAAACATGCGCTCTGCAAACTCGCGATGCACGTCCCATTCGATAGGGCCGCTCCTGTAGCTACGGTGCCCGATTGCCGTCCACTCGTTTGGGTGGAGGTTTAAAAGGTTTACGTTTTCCATAAGACTGCCTTTTCATCTTTTACTTTTGCGTCATCGAAAACCGCGCCGGTTTCATCCCATTTATCTTCAGCATCCTGCATCTCTTTTTGACGCTGGCTCTCTGTGCGCTCTTGGTGACCCATATTGCCCGGGACGTAGGCCGGGATCTTGTCTTTGCGGTCCAGCACGCGCTGGCGGTTATGCATGCCCGTCTCATCGATCCAATCGGTCTTATCGACGGGGCTTTTGCATGAAAGACAGACCAGCGCGTCCCAATCGAAATGAAAAACGTGCGACCCGTGCAGGCAACGGGGGCAGGAAATATCCCGCCCGTTCACGCCCGCTCGCGTGTATTGGTTTACGAACATGATTTTTGATTTTTCTTCAGCCACTTGTCTCCTCCCTCGTTAAGGTGGTTCCACACCTCAAATTCTTTGATGTTCAAAGTTTTGGCAATGTCCATCGTGTTCTTGCGATAGACGTAAAACATGCGACAGACAACGTCGCTAGGGCGGTCATCTTGCTGCCAAGGCATTTTCCACATCCGGCGCTTCCTCCATATGAGAGACGTTGATGACATGGAGGGGCGTGCTGACGCCCTTCACGTGCATACTGTCTGCTACGACGGTGTGAGCAAACCACAGGTCGCCGTCCACTTGCTGCACCAACCGCCACATTCGGTTGTTGGATTGCATGTAAAGTTTTCCGGGGATCAATGTAATTTCTCCTTATCTGAATGGTAGATGTAGTTACTGTTCAGTATGGCGCGGGCATGGTGCATGGAAGCCGCGATCAATGACATGATGTCTTCAGCATCGTCCAGCGCCATGAGGATCTCAAGGCAAGCTCCGGTGGTAATTCCTGCAAGACGCGGGGACTCCGGTAAATCTTCCAATCTTTTCGACAAATCAATCATTTCACTCATTGCTTTTGCATAAGCTTCCTTCTGATCGTCGTCCTCGTCATCAAAATCGATCACCCGCGCTGTATCCTCTCCCATGCTGCGAGCATTTCTATCCTATCTTTTTTTGACAAGTCGTCCCGCTTGAGGGAAGATTTTATCAGATTGTCCATCTGAAGGCAGGCCCGTGGCCACGGCATGCTTGAGGCAAGGTTCTGCACAAGTTTGGCTTCGTATATTTCGT